CAGCAGAAGTCCCAGCAGAAGTCCCAGCAGAAGTCCCAGCAGAAGTCCCAGCAGAAGTCCCAGCAGAAGTCCCAGCAGAAGTCCCAGCAGAAGTCCCAGCAGAAGTCCCAGCAGAAGTTCCAGCAGAAGTCCCAGCAGAAGTCCCAGCAGAAGTCCCAGCAGAAGTCCCAGCAGAAGTCCCAGCAGACCCCCAAGAAGAAGATGATATTGAATCATTAATAATGATGTTTGAAAAAATGAAAATAGAAGATGATATACATATAAAAAATGATCCTATTGATTTACTTACTATTTTGTTTGAAAAAATGAAAATATAACATATGTATATTTGTAAATATTTAGCATTTGAGTTATCTTGTGGTTTCTTTATAATAAATATAATATTATAATATAATTATATCATTATGGAGATAGAAAATACGATAATAATAGAGGAAAAAAATAATTCAGATATAAAAAACAATGTTAAAATCCCATCACAAATAATTATAGATGAAACGATTGAAATACCTTCAAAACCAATCCCATTTTGGTATGAAAATCCAAATATATTGTTTGATCCAAATTACACGTTTGAATTTTTTCCCGTAGAAACAATGGAGTATAATCAAAAACTCAATGCTATTTCACGTGCCGTAATTGTTATTACAATAATAACTTTTTTATTTACTCGTAGCATTCGTCTATTAACGATTTCAGCTATTACTTTGACAGCTATATTTGTTCTTTATTATTATCAAAAACATGAATTAAAAAAATCAAAGAAAATTGTGGAAGAACATTTTGAGAACCAAGCCGATGAAGTTTATCGCAAATACAATTATGAAAAAAATCCGAATGTATTCGATAAACCTAACACAAATAATCCTTTTAGTAATATTTTGATACCTGATTATAATTATAACACAAATAAAAAACCCGCACCCCCATCTTACAATGATGATATAAATAATGAAATTTTGAAAGAAGCAAAAAAAATGGTTGAAGAATTGAATCCGGGACAACCTGATATTTCGGATAAATTGTTTAAAGATTTAGGAGAACAATATGTATTTGAACAATCATTACGTAATTTTAATTCAAATCCTGCTACTACTATTCCAAATGATCAAAAAGGATTTGCAGAATTTTGTTATGGATCAATGGTATCATCACGAGATGGTAATCCTTTCGCTTTGGCACGTAATTTACCCAGATACAATAATTATTAAACCATCGACAATTTGAAATGGAACACCGTAAAAAGCGTCAGTTCAAACCTTTGAAGAAATCAAATGTTTAATTTACCAAAGACATAAACCGTTTTCAATAATCAAATGTTTACAATAATTATAATCCATACATGCGCATTACAAATCATTGACGGTTTAATGAGTATAATGATTCCAATAATATAATATTTTATATATTATACTATTCATTCATAAAATGACAACAACAAATGATTATATGTTTAATAATTTAGGACGTATTGGTGCGGATACAGTTGACAATACACAACGTAATTTAGCAAATACTCGTTATGCGAATTATATGTTAAATGATCAATTTAGTACACTGAATTCAACTACACATATTAATTTTGCTACACAACAACCTAGTATCAATTTTCGTGGTACGGGTGGTGGTGCGGGTGTTCCGGGAATTGCTATCGATTATGATTCATTATTGACCATAAAAACAGATCAAGAACGCGCTTTTGAACGTTTACAATTGAATCAGCGTCCTTTTATGACAATTCCTTATTTAGGAAGAGGATCTGTAAATCCAGTATTAGAATCCCAGATGCTAATCGGTGAATATATAGGTGAAAAAAAAAGCGACAAGACTATAATGGATAAGGGTTTTATAAATTATAACGATTATCCTTTAATGGACGATGTTAAAGAACGTATTACAAATCCAGCTTATTCTGTAGAAGAAGCTGCATTGAATGGCTGGACTCGTGGTGGGGCGTCGTCAAGAGATATGGCAAATGATCGTTCTATTTCTACAAATCGTTAATTGTATATATTTAGACATTTTTGTGCGTTTGAAAGTTTTATCTCATAAGAATATCTTTAGATAATATATATTCTTATTAAAAAATGAGTGCTCTTCAACAACATGCTTTTAACGGTGGAAATTTTTTAGAACAACATGGTGGTAAAAGTCGTAGTCATAGAAGCCGTAGTCATAGAAGTCGTAGTAATAGAAGTCGTAAAAGTAGAAGACATCGTCGTTTTTCTGGTGGTGATGAACATCAAAAATTATTTGGAGGACAACGCCAACAACAAGGCGGAAAAAGCAGAAGACGTTCTATGCGCCGCCGCCATAAAAAGTAAATTTAAAAATAAATCAATATAAAATAATTCAATCTCGTATGTTATATACGAGATGGAAGAAGAAAAAATTTATAATACTGATATTTTAGTAGAATATAATGATAATTTAGAATATCGACGATGTTTACGAGATGTATTTATAATGAATGTATCATTGAGAACAATTGAATTACAAAACACGTATGGTGAAAAATGGGTTTCATTTGAAGATGAAACAAAAGATGAATTATTATTTGACGAAAACACATCACAACGAGTAATTGACCATATATATAAATTGACTCATAAAATACCTGAATTTAAAGAATTATATTTGAAAGCGGCTGCTACTATGATTTCTGAAGATTTGAATTTGGGGTTAGTTATTTTGCTTTCTTATGATCATTTTTCAGATTTTCATAATTGTTTGGTGAGTTTTTTAACTTCCAATAGCTTGAATGATATTACTTTATATTGGATTCAATATTTAATGAAAAAATTTGATAAAAATACATAATGGTCATATGCATTTGAAGAATTCAATTAGGACATTTTACACGGTGTAAATCTTTACTAGTATATAATGTCAATGTGTATACAAATTTATATTATATATATTATATATTATAAAATATAATGACTTCCACAAGAAATAGAAATACCCCAGATGATTATCGTTTAGAAAAAACACAAAGTATTCGTCCTTGTGATTATTCAACTTATATCCAATCATCATATGGTATTGTGAATACAACATATTTCCCCGGAAATGGTTTGATTGGTGCTCGTATTCCTCGATCGGAATTATCTACAAATTCTTGTGATGTGGAAACAAAATTATTTGGTATTGGATCTTGTAATTTAGAAACACCTCAAGTAGAAATTGTTGCACAAATAAATCCACATCAAAGTTTGAATATTTGTGATCGTATTCCATTATTGATTCCAAATCCATTGATTGTAAATAAAACTCAGCAACGTCCTTTGTTTTTGAACTAATTGTCAAGTTTTTTTGTTGTAATTCGATGATTTTGTTTATTTTTATATTGTCGAAAAGATGTATTTTTAGAACGACTACGTTTTTGAGAACTGGGATATTGATTCAAAAAATGCTCAACTTCTTTCGAAGACATTCGAACCTTGTATGACAAAGCATCTTGCTCGGTTTGGGGCTCGGGCTTGGCTTCGGGCTCGGGCTCGGGCTCGGGCTCGGGCTCGGGCTCGGGCTCGGCTTCGGGCTCGGGCTCGGGCTCGGCTTCGGGCTTGGCTTCGGGCTTGGCTTCGGGCTCGGGCTCGGTTTGGTATTCATCTAAATCATTGTCATTGTCATTGTCATTTAAGAAGAGTCGTTTAAGAATATCATCTAAAAATAAATTATCGTAATTCTTAGCAGGTGGTAATATGTTACATTTAAAAAAATCCAATTGAGCATGATGATTTAATATACTATAATCCCCTTCAGATATAATTTCAATCGGTAACTCAATTTGAGCAATAATATATTTTTTTTGATTTTTGTTTTTTTTTGAAATATTATTAATCATATTTTGTATTATCATAATACGATTATTTTATGTTGATTTTATGTTGAATTTTTTATTTCTATTTTATCTCTATTCTCTTTGGTTTTTCTCTTTGATTTTTCTTTTGATTTTTGTCTTGTTTTTTTTGTTTGATTTACTTTTGGATATTCGTCATTATCGTCGTCATCATCATCGTCATCATCATTTATGAATACTAACGGTGGTTTTTTTACATTATTAGTATTTTTATTTGTTTTATTATTTGTTTCTTTTGATGAAGTACTTTTTATAGTGTATTTAATTTTTGGATATTCTGGTTGTGGTTCTGGTTCATTATTTATTTTTTTCATATAATCTCGTACACGTTTATCTTGAATTTTTCCACCGTAACCATTACTATTTTTTATAATTGCTTCAGCTTCTATATCTGCTTCATCTTTTATATTTGCTTCATCTTTTATATCTGCTTGATATACATTTTCTATATTTTCGTTAGGTGCATCTTCTATACCTGCTTTAGCTTCTATACCTTCATCAGCTTCTTTTATACACATAATAGGTAATTTTTCATTATACAATCCATATAAGACAAAATCTTTTTCATCTTTATCTTTATCACTAGCATCACAAATAACAGTTGTTGTATTTAATTTCGCAATATTGTCTAAGAATTTTATTGTTCCAATTGGTGTAGCTTCATTATATGTATCTATTTTTTCAATAATACTTTCAAAAAATATATTTTGATCATTATTAAATGGTTCTGAATTTAAATTAAGAGAATAATATGTATGTATTTTTTCAATATATTTATCAATATCAATACCTAATGATGTTACTAAACCATTTTTGTAATTATTTTCTTTACCATCAATTTTGCTATTAATATTATCAAGGATTTCTTTTGTAATATCCATAACAAGTTTTTTTTGTTTTTTAAATTTTCCATCGTTATCCACCTTATGACATCTTTTATTGAATAATTCTTTGTATTTGTAATATGCTATTTTTAATTTATTATTATCAATATAAGCAAGTGCAGGATTATTATTTCTGAAACAAGAAATATTAAATACACAAAAAACAGCAACAAGTAATTTTTCGTAAAATTCCTTGACTGTAAAATTTTTCATTTTTTTGTAAATATTTTTATTTTTATTTTTATCACCATTTATCTCTATTTTGCCATACATTGATATGGTATAATTAAAAAAAATCCAATCAATAAGATCGGATTTAAAACCAGAAGGTGTATTTTTACTTATCAATGAATTATAATCACTGAAAGTAAAATTATTGAAACGTTTTACCTTATCGCCATTGAAACAATTTGTTTTAGATGGACAATAATCAGACAAACAATCTGTATAAAAGTCAGGCGAATAAAATATTGTATCTTTATTTTTTACACGCATTATATCTTCAAAATTGTCTCTTAATCCAGATAATGATTTATTAATATAATTTCCTTCGGTCAATCGATTATTACAAATAGGTCTAATGTCTTTGTAAAGAGATAATGTTTTGTAAATTTTCTCCATAGTGAAACGTAAAAAAGCATATAATTGAGTATTTTTGAACTCGGTATTACCTTGACATATTAATGTATATTCGTATTTGTCATCATCAGTATCCCATGGTTTGAAAGCATTTTCATAACTTTTTAAAAAAGTAAATGTCTTATTTAATATTTTGTTTTTAATTTCGGTTTTATAATTATCATCAATAATACCAAAATCACATGTTTCAAATTCTTTAAGTTTTTCACATATTAATCCAGCAACAACGGTAGTATTATTATTATCAAAATTATTAATTCCGCATTGTTTAATAAGAAAATCTTTTATTTCGTTATCATAAACAGGTTGTATTTGTTCAAATATATCAATTAACTCAATACTCTTATGATGACTAAAACCAAAATATTGACTTTCAATAAGTTCTTTTAAAAATGGAACTTGATGTTCATTTTTATCATTTATTATTTCAGTAATTACTTTTTTAATAATATCACTAACAATCACATTATTTAATTTTATTTCATTGCAATCTAATTTTATTTTTTCAGGTTTTTGTAGTTTAATACTATTATATGTATTTAAAAATTTTGTGTCTATATTAAAAGCATTACCAAATATTATGTGTTCAAATAATTCTCGTTTAAAATTGTTTAAATTTTTATTATAATCTTGTTGTATTATTTTTTTTACTTGTTGATTTTCTTCTTCCATTGTATCATTTTCGCTTTCTAGTTTTCTTTTTTCTTTTTCCATTGTATCATTATCAGTTTTAGTTTTTTCTTCTAATTCTTTTGTAAGCATATTAAAAGTATTAAGTTCTTCTTTAATATTGGTAATACGGTCGTTCACGAAAGACGAAATTATGGGGTCAGTTGATTTATCTAACGATTCTATTGTTTCAATTTGTATTTTTGTACTATCTGGTTCATTTGATTTTTTATATTGATTCATAAAGTTATGAATTTTATCATTATAATATTCTTCAAATATATCTATTGCTTTGTTCTCGGTTGTAACAACATCATCGTAATTTGCCAGTGAATATTTTATATCTAGCAATATTTCTGTGAGATAGGCCTTACCATTAAGATTAAAAATCAATTTAAAACCATTCGAATCCTTATCAAAGCGAATATCATATCGAATATTATGTTCTTCGTCTTTAATTGTTATATCTTTTAAGGATTCTAGTAAATACTCTTTTTTTAGTATAGATTCTTTATTTATTTTAACACCATCAGGAACAAAATACTTATTTAAATCTTCACCATCGTGTTTAAAAAAATATTTTTTAAGGATTTCATATCTTTCTGTTTTTTTTTGTAGAGTTGGATATTTGGTTAATTCATCAATTAATTGTTGTTTAAAGTCAATCGCTTCATCAGGATAATTTCTAAAGTCGGGTTGTATGGTTTTGATTAATTGAAAATTGTTATTATCATGTCCATAAATTTGTTCATGTATGGTTAGAAAACTATATGTATCAAAACCCTTAATTTGAACGATTGTTCTTTTATTAACTTTATTATGATATTCGTCATTAGTAGTAAAAATTATTTTCAGAAATGGTAATTTCCATAAATTAGGTTGTAAACCATTTTCTATTGTTAGAGCGTTTTCAACAGCTGTTTCTATTTTTTCAATATGATTTTTATTAATATTACTTTTATCATTAAAAAATTCATCATGTTTAGTTTTATCAAATGAAATAATACCATTATCAATAGTAATAAATGCTATCCAATATACATCAGAAAGCATAAGACTAGAATCTTTTAAATTGAGACTCTCGGTATTGTTATTGTTTATTGTGACAGATAGGTTTCCAAAATTATTTTTGTTATTATTTATTATGTCTTCTATATTTTTTTTTTTAGTAGTGTATTCGTTTTTTTCAAAATTAAACAATTTGTTTCTTTCAAATGTTTTAACCTTATCATTAATCTCATAATCTTTTAAAGTACTTATATCTTGACCTATAAAAATGGTTGACAAAGTAGTATTAAATTCATTATTATTTTTATCTTTTTCTTCTAACTTTTTAATATATTCATTATATACATTTTGAAATATGTTATTATTTCTTAGTTTGGTTTTATTATTTTCATTTTGTCTTAAATCATTTATATCCTCAGTATATCTTTTTATATAATTTTCATTAATCGTTCCTCTCATATCCTTTCTATATGTAAAACTATCATTAACGTAATAATCTAGTTGTCCTATTTTTTCGAAAGCATTTTCTTCGATTTTTTCAATTTCGTTTTTGGTTTGTTTACTTTGATTTACTATTTTCTTACTTAAACCTTCTATTTTTGTTTTATTATCTGCAATACTTTTTTCGGTAAATTTAATAGTATTAATCTCTTCAGAAAAAATAACTTCTTTTAATTCTTCTTGAGTTAACCTACTAATTTCATGATCAATTTTTTTCTTGAATACTGTATTAGCTTTTTCTATTTGATTAAAATTTGTATTAAACTCTGGTATACGACTTATGTCAATAAGTTTATTATAAAGACATTTTTTATAAATCACATTAAGAATATTTGAAAATAATTCATTAATTTTTTCATAAACATTTATTAAATTTGTAGAAAGTGTTCCAGTACCAAGTTTAAATGAACCATAACTACCCAAATAAAGATTTATACCATCTTGATCATATTCATTATCTGCTTCAAAAAATTTAATTGTTTCTCGTAACAATTTTCTATCTATATCAAGTTTCTCAAAATCTGTTTTTAATGTTTGACGATTTACACGTTCAGGATTAGATTCACCAATACCAATATAATCATCATCAATGAGAGTAAAATTATCATAATCTGGATTTAATAAACGCATTTTATTTTTAATTTTATCTCTAGTAATTCTTGGATCACCATCTTGATTATGAACATTTGTACCATATTGTGTTGTATCTTTTATAAAATTTGTCGGAGGATCTCCTATTGGTTCATTACTATAATAAGGATTCACTTTATTAGGGTCTTTTATACCTTCATCACGTGGCAAAGATAAAAACGCATCTAAAATTGATGAATTACCACATTTAAATGCGTTTTCTACACCAGCAAAATCACCGACAAATAAATTGATAGGATTACCTTTATCACAATTTTGATTATTATTATTTTCTTTGTATAAAAACATATGAAGAAGAACATGACTACGAGAACTATTTTCATTATTTGTTGTAGCTTTTACCAAACGATCTTTGTCTACTAAATATTGACAAACATTACCCAATGTTAATAAATTCGGATCTACACCATCACTATCAAATTGATTACTACGTTTTACACGATTTTTTAATTGTTTTATCACATCATTCAAATTTTTTATTTTATAAAATTTACTATTACGTTCAATAAGTTTTCCTTCAATTTCGCTTATAGATACAAAAGCAGGTCCTTCGAGAGTATCATTATATGTATTAATATTAATTTCAAAAGGGTCTTCATTGCTTCCAATGTTTGCACTATTATTTTTTTTAATTTTTTCAATATCAACAATTTTATAATTATTCATAACAATGAATCCTTCTTTTGTATCGGGTCTTTCAATACGATATTGATGTTTTACAGTATTTGTAATTTTATTAAACAATTCTTGAATTTTATTACTCGATATAGTGGCATTTGCATTAATACCGCTACTGCCATCATTACCATTACCATTACCATTTTCAATTTCATTCATAATTTTAATAAAATCTTTATTATTATTATCATCAATGCGATCTAAAATAAATCCAGACGCTGATTCTTTAAAAATAAAATTGAATGAATCACACTCGTCATTATACGAGCTTTTATTACATTTATCTAGGTTTTGGTTGGAATTATAAAATTCTTTCATTTTTAATTCCAAAATTGTATATCCATATTTAGTAAAAGAGTTACAAAAATGTGTAATAATACCATTACGTTTTTCCACATCACCTTTATTAAAATAGATTAAAGACGATGTTTTTCCAGCACCACTAGAACCATAACCAAATGTAAAAATAGGTTCACCTTTTATGGCACGTTGACGTAATTGTTCGAATTTTTCATCATGTGAAATATTGTAATTATCTACTTCAGGATAATAAATTTCTGAAAAATTACCAAATAAATATTCGCAATTTGGATAATATTTAGGGACAACATCATTATCATCTTTTTTATAAAATAATTGTTCTATCTCTTTTTTTTCGCCTTCTTTGCCATCTTCAATTATATTTTGTGTAACATTCATTAAATTATTATTTTCAAATTTGTATATTTTTGTGCTTTGAGCTTCCATAGTATCATTATATCCAATACGAATCAATGGTTTTCTATATTTATGTTCTTTAATCATATAGCGAATATTGTATCTACCATCACTAATATCTCTGGCACTTATATTTGTTAATTTTAAAAACGTAAAAATTTTATTTTCATTTTGTTTTTTGATATATTTTTCTAATCGATTAATAAATAAATTGATCATATTTATATTAGCATCATTAGCGATAAAATTATTTAAATAAAAATAATTTTTATTATAACATTGAATAAAATAATCAAAATAATGATTCATGAGAAGATTATCACAATTTTTTTCCAAATATGCATTTAATAATTTATTCAAATTTAATATATGGATATAGCAATGGTTTTTACTGAAATCTGATAATTCTTTGTCGTATTTTTTTTGTTTTTCGATTTCCTCTTCAATATTTATTTTTTTCTTAGAAAATGTTTCTACTCCGGGAATATTTTTACGATTATTAAATACACTAAGAATTTTGAAAACAATTTCATTTTCATTTTCAACATTATCATATTCAGTTTCTTTCATTAATTTTATACCAATTGGTTTGGCAAATTTTTTTATGAAACTAGTGGGATCTTCAATAAGCTCGTCATTGTCATCACCTAATTCAAATTCATCAATACCAAACATATTAACGACATTGTATACATTTACAAAAATGGTGGAATAAAATAGTTTAATAAAATTAATAATTGGTTTGTTATTACGATTTCTAAAAATAATGTCATTAATACTATGGATATCTAATGAATTCAAATGTATAAATAATTTAGAAAATATAAAATTTTTATTGGAATGTTCCAAAAATTCAATGATACGTTCTCGAATTTTGCTATTTCCTTCAGGGTTAGGGTTATCATTGAATTTACCAAAATTATTATATTCCTTTATAATTGTACGATCGAAATTTGTATCACTAGATGTATTATCAGATTTAGGAAGTTTATTTTTTTTTTCAAGGTCTATTATTTTAACACTTAATTCTTCGATAAGTGGAAAAGTAAATGCGCGTACAATAAAGCGTTTATAATTTTTATAAAAATGAAAAGCGTATTTTGCTTGTTTTATAATATCAGATTCATATGTTTTACGTTTAAATATGTCAAACCTATCCAATTTTACATAATTTTTAAAAAAGGTTTTGAAATCATATTTTGAATCAAGTTTTTCAAAAAAATTGGGCTTTGTTTTGGTATAAAAATCGTAAATATAACTATCATATAAAACAAGATAATTGTTTTTAGTACACGCAACTGTCAAATCAGTGTCAGTCAAAGTGTCATTCAAATTTTCAAATCCAAATATTTGTTCATATTTGGTTTTACCTAATTTTTCTAAATTACGAAATTCATCTTCTTCGTTATCAGATTCATACGAATATTCTTCTGGGGATTTTTCTTCTGGGGAATTTCCTTCTGGGGAATTTTTATCTTTAACAAATAAATTATATTTTTTCAAAAAAAGTAAACTTGCGCGAATATTATTTAAAAAATATTTTTCGATTACATCTTTGTAATTGAAATTTTCATTACGCTTGACAATACCTAAATGAAAAATATCTTTGAATAAAATTTTAAGTTCATTTCCAATAGTTCTTCTACGTAGGTTTACCCAGTCTTCTTCATTTGCGGGGTCACTCGCGGGGTCACTCGCGGGGTCACTCGGCTTGTATTTTTTATTGACCATTCCTGGATTTTCTTGAATAATAAAATCAAAATCAAAATCTAAGATATTATCACTATATATTCCAGAAAGTATATGCTTCAATAATTTCATAATATAACATCTAGCTTGATCATCATATTTTTTTGGTTCATTAAAATCCAATAAATATAATTTTAATTTTTTAAAAAGTTCGATAAAAATATTTTTATCATAAGGACAAAGTTTGTTAAAAAAATCAATTTGACTTTGTGATTTATTTTCATTATCAAACAAAAAATTTGTAAAAAAATGTAATTGATGATTTACATCTTGGGTTGTAACCAATTCATTTAAATCAACATTACGCATATATTTACTTTTTTTTAACAGTGATTCTTTTTTTACGTCTGTCTTTTCTTGTGATGTTAGTTTATCTAAACGAAATTCAGAAATATCGATTTTAGATCTTTCGTCATCCTTATCTACCTGTCGATAATAATCCCAATCAATCCCTCCTTTATTGTATCCAGTATGAGGTTGAGTTTCTTCATCATTAATTGGGTTACCATTATTATCGATACGTACTATATTTGTTTTCATATTATTTTTCTCATAATGACCCATAATTGGTACAATTTGTAAACCAGTTTTACATTTGCTTAGATTAAACAAATTACAAATCATTTCTTTAAGATGAGGATTATCTTCTGCAGTGCTAGTTATATTCTTTTCTGTTAATATTATATATTCAATCATTTCATAAATTTGTGTAATATCCGTTGGACCCTGAGAGTATCCAGAAAGATCTGTTTGATCACTTTTTTGCTTTAATGTTTCACGATATTTTTTAATCAAAAAAACAATATCATTAATAACATTATCTGTAATAGATTCTTTTTTATATTTTTTTAAAATGTCAGTTATTTTTTTTATATCTTTAACAAATTGCGATATATCTCCATTTTTATTTGTTAAATCAAAATATTCATTCCAAATATTATTAGGAGGAGTAGAAGTAAGAGAAGTAAGAGAAGTACGATCAGTTTCAGTTATTCCCTTAATTTTATCTAGTTCGTTATATTCAGAGAGTTTTTCATCTAAAAAAATATCATCTTCATATTTTGATAATAATAAATTTATATTTTCTATTTCATCAGTATATTTTTTTTTTTCGTCATATGAACAACTTTTTTCTATATCTTCTTTTAATTTTGTTATATCATCTTTTAATTTGGTTGTTTTTTTTCTTTTTATATCATCTTTTTTATTTATATCTTCTTGTTTGTTTTGTGGTGTCGTTTCAGATGTGTTTGAAGCGTTTACAATATTTTCTTTTAAAGTATCTGTAATAGCTCTTTTAAATACTGTCACAATTTCCTTTATATTGTCATCATTAACATTAACATTATATATCTCTTTTATTTTTTCATCGATATTTTTAACTGTTTCAACAACCGTTGACATAACAAATATATATATATATATATATATTATACTTTATATTCATATTTTACGCTTTCTAAAGAAGGTGGTGAACGAAATAACAAAGTATTTGTATTTTAGTCTCACATATTAGGTGTGAAATTAGTAACACAAAGAAGCAATATGATTCATATAGTTAAAGATTTGTAATGGGTTGCTTGTAAAATGTGTCTAATATTAGGCTTCGTTAAATTTAACTATAATTTTAACTGTTTCTTTTTTGATACATTTACAAGCAGAAATAGAGAGTTCTTCACGTTTTTTTCTTGTTTTACCATTTGTGTCATTGGCTAAATTTGAACGCTTTGATATTGGTATATTTGTAATGGATTCCAATTCGGTGGGTGATTGTTTGCGACGAGAAGTGCTGTTTCGTGAATTCATATCATTTTCAATAATCGCATAATTTGTCTCAATAAAATTAATAATTTGATTTTCTATTGCCCATTTGAAAAAATTTAGTTGACCTAAAGTAGTTTCCATGTAATTCGCATCATCATATGGAATAGAAATACGTTCCCATCTACAAAATGGATCAAATCGAACTTTGGCATAAGCTTTGAGTTTCAATTTATATTCATGATAAACTTTGAAACGTACCATTTCACCCAAATGGTTGGGTATATCATAAACTGTAAAATATTTTTTCGCAAAATTTGTAACAAACCAATCTACAATACGTAGTGAAATACGAGATTCTCCGTTTATTATAGAGACCATACGTTTCAAAAAATCGCGATTTTCATAGAATTTCATAAGAGTTGCAAGTAAAAGTTCATTTTGCGTTTTACACTGGTTTACATTCAACGACATTTATTTAAAATTAAATTAATTATAAGAAATACCTTATGATATTTTTTATATCGTTTTTGATTCTTTGATTATAGTATTTGGATTTTGATGAATATAGTGAATTTATTATTTCAATAGTCTTATTGAATTTACATGAGATAGGAAGGTAGAGAACTTCCTTGATTCTCTTTTCTTTGTAAATACATATAATAATATTTCATTTGATTGTATTTGAATTTCAATAATATTACATTATTTACCATAAAAGCAATGAATAAAATGAGTGTTCTATTTTCAATGAAGAATTGTAAAACAACAACCATAATGAAAAAGGTGAAGAAGAATAAGAATTCTCTTGCAGCAATATCGGCCAATAAATTCACAAAGCAAATAATTGCTACTGCGTAGAATACATAGCGGTTCTCTAAAATGTCTTCCATCATCTTATATACAATGAAGTGATATTATTACATAAATAATTTGGATCCAATGTTGCGGAAAAAGAATCCACCATAAGGAATATTATTTTGGAGTGCTTTTGTCAATGTTTTATCACTAATTTGTAGCATTTTTATACATTTATATTTACAAATAAATTCCTGAACTAATTCTTGATTCAAATTAAATTTACCTACACCATCTTTATACAATAGAGGTTGTCCATGTTGATTCTCAAATTGAGTCCGAATATTTTCATCACATTTATCATATAACATATAATAATGACCACGAACAATAGAAGTATGTTTTACAGGTGTATCTAGAGAACCACCATTAAGTCCATTTTGCGTAGCGGCAGTTTTTCTGTCCAAATATACATTTAATATTTGTGTTTTTTCTGAATTTAATTTGGCGATATATCCTAAGTTTTGTGGTCGGGTTTTTACGGTTGGTTCAATTTCAGCTAATATATTCGGGTCTTCATCACGGCTTCGATATGCCCACCTAAACCCATATAAAATGTGGTTTTCTTCAATTGCTTTGACTATAGATGAACGGCAATATTTGTGTTTGGATTCTTTGATACATTCTGCGATAGATTCGTATGTCTTAATCAATATCATTGTTTCGGGATTAATCATTTGTAATCTCGGTCCGAGTGTTACAAGCGTTTCATTAAAATTCGTTCTTGTTTTTATAGTTTGTATATTATTATTTTGTTCGATTTTATTGAGACGTTCTAATATAATATTTTGCGTTTGTTGAATGTTACGTAATGTTTCCATAATATTATTGTTATCGTTAGGTGATTTGATTAAATCTTCTAACATATACATAAAATCGATTTGTTTCATTTCATTAAATGTTTGAATATTCGATTCGATAATGCGAACAACCGTAGAATATGATAGTTGTTTTCCAATATAAAACAATTCATTTTCGTTTTCATGACCAGGTAAATCTTTGGTTTTTGATCGATAGATTTGTTCGTGATTATGAATAAAACATTCAAAATCCTTACTCTTTGCTACCGTGAAACAATTCAATAAAACACATTCTTCGTAATTACGTTTATGTTCATTATAACGGTTTTCAACACCACGTCTACTTTCACCGATTTTAATAATATAATGACCATTTTCGAATGTTTTTACACGAATAATATAGATAATAGAACCGATGTGTGCATAGTCTCTGAGAAGTATTTTTTCACGTTCTAATTCTTTCATTTTTTCTAGATTTTTTTGGTTATTTTCATCATTTTGTGAAATTGTATTTTTTGCCTGTTCTAATTGTAATTTTAATTCTGTGCTTTCTTCTTCCATAACTTCATGTAACAATCTTTCTAATTTTACGAAATATTCATGAATTTCATTGGCTTTTTTTGTTCCTGCTTTGATACAGAATAATTTGAATGTTTCGATATTTAACATAATTTGTTCACGATTTTGTCCACCTTTTGTTTGATTTTGTCGCTTTTGTTGTAACAAAAGCGATGAATTGTTATCCCCCGATTGGGTAAGCGATGTTTTATAATCCTTATCTATAGTAAAATTTTTTTCTAATAGCATTTTAGCGTTAACTTTTTGTTTAAACCCTAACCATTGCCAAATATTATCCAAATCAATGATAAAATCATTGGTCGGATGATAATTTAAATAACAGAAAAAAGAAGAAATGAACAATTGTTGTTGTGATTCGGTAAATTTATCCTGTATTTTTGTCAAAAGACGACTATTATACGTATTAGAAAGTTTGACAATCGGGTTTGATTCGATTAATTGAACGATATTCAGAGAGCAATCCATGGTATTATATCATAATATATATTATTGTCTCTAAGTTCATTTTTAAAATATATATTTTAAAAGCGATATATATTTTATTTTTATAATTTTAAAAGCAAATTGATTTTATTTTTGATAAATAAAAAGCAACAAGAACGCTTAATTACTGTAAGCTACACCAGCCATACCACTCATGACACGCAATACGTTGTAATTGACGGCATAAACACGAACCTTAGCGGTTGCGGTTCCGCTGACAGTCGCCGAGGAGAGCACCAACTGAAGGACGGCGTTGTCAATACGGGAGAAGTTACACGAACCGCTTGGTTGATGTTCTTCAGGTCTCAAGGCGAAACTATAAACATTGATACCAGTGTCAGGGTTGCGAGTGTGGTGTTGGAAAGGCTGAACAACATCGAAGTAAGAGCCTTCACGTTCAGAGAAACGATCTTGTCCATTGAGTTGTAGTTTAGCAGTAACACAAGGATTTTCACCCCAGCAATGCATGTCAAGGGCAGTTTCAGCAAGAACGAAAGTTCCAGCATCAGAGAGTCCAGAAGCGGTCATTGTATCATCGGTAGAATCGAAACCTGGGTATGTTGAAGTGCTGGTACCCCATTGTCCGTTATTATCACCTGTACCAGCAACATCAACAGCACCAGCCATTTGAAAAAGTCCAGACGCATTAATAAATGAATTAGAACCTTGTGTTTCAGCAGCTCCACCGAAAGCATGGATAGCATTGGGAAGAGCATCAAGAGCATCGGTATAATTGAAGGGTTGAGCACCCAAAATTTTGTAAAGGATTTGTCCAGCGTCCAAAGAAGAGCAGTAATCAACGTTGGCATCTGGCTGAACAACCCATATTAACTCTTTACAAGGGTGGTTAAAATTCAATTTGATTTTATTAGAAGAGGAACCGACGGATTCATCACCAGTAAATTGGAGTTGTTCGAAAAGATATTCGTGTGGGTTTTGTGCCATCTTGCGGCGCTCATCAGTGTCAAGGAAAATATAGTCAACATAGAGAGAGGCGGCAACTAAGGATTGTTGGTAAGCTGCGGAGACGGAAACAACACCACTGGTTGAGGAAAGGGAAGAAACGGCCCACAAGCACTCACCAATAGGACGAAGATCGAGATTGATCTTCACTTCATGATATTGAAGTGCAATCAAAGGGAGAGCCAAACCAGGGTTGCGGCAGTACCAGAAAAGTAAAGGAATATAAAGAGTGGTTTCAGGAAGGGCTTTACGAGGTGCGCAAACTTGTGCATGACTACCAGCAGCAGCACAAGGACCGTTGATATCGGCAAAAGTAGGATCAGTGATATAAGTGAGCTGTGTGGTGTTTCCAATCATCTTGAAATATCCACGGCGTTGTTCGGCACTAAGGGTGAGTTGATTCCAGATATGCATCCAGTCACCATATTGACGATCAATGCGCTGACCACCAATTTCAACCTCAACTTGGGCAACAATTTGCTCACCAATAAAATCCAACCAACGAGCATAAACACCAGTATTTCCAGCAGCCATGGATTGATTGATCTCAGGAAGAGTCAATTGAAGATATGTGCGGTAGCAAAGATCTCCATTACGGGAGATTGTGCAAGTGACACGACGACCAAAGTCAGCTTGTCCAGAAAAAGTTTGTTCGATGGATTCCATCGCAAAATTAGTATGGCGTCTGTAAGAGACCTTCCAAAATGTAATTTCAGGAGTTCCTGTGAGGAAAACATCCTGTGCCCCGTAAGCTACTAATTGCATAAGTGCGCCACCCATAGTTTATTATGTATATACTATTGCTAAAGAAAAAAATTTGGAATAATAAAAAAAATGTTATCAGAGATATTATTAACTAAAAAAATTATTATGTAAAAATATAAACAATACATAAAACAGGTAATATATTAATAATAATTTTAGTATAGTAACAAAAATACAATAAAATTGAAATAAAACTAAGAATCTCAATATTTTTTATATTATGTCTTGTCCACACGGAACACGTAAACGTATTTGTGTTGAATGTGACGGAGCTGGAATATGTATACATAAAAAACGTAGAGAAAGATGTAATGATTGTGGTGGCAATGAATTATGTCAGCATAATACCTATAAATATCGTTGTTATGAATGTAACGGCAACTCAATATGCGAACATAAAAAACGAAAAGAACGATGTAAAAAATGCGAACATTTGTATATTTGTGATCACAAAAACAGAAAGGCGACTTGTGAAGAATGTAAACAAGAACGGTTATGTCAACATAGTAATACAAAAGGAAAATGTATTTTATGTGACCCTAATTGTTTCCATTGTGAACATAATATAAACAAATATATTTGTAGAACATGTTCTAATTGGGCTTATTGTAAACATAATAAGTATAAACCACGTTGTAAAGAGTGTGGTGGTTCTGCACTTTGTCAATCCGAATTTTGTGATAAAATGGCTATCAAAAAATATAATAACTATTGTCTTACGTGTTGTATTCATATTTGTCCGGAAATCGAAGTGATTCGTAACTATAAAACGAAAGAACGTAATGTAGTAGATTGTGTATTGGCAAAATTTCCACATTATTCTTGGACAATCGACAAAAAAGTAGAAGATGGTTGTTCAAAAAGACGTCCTGATCTTATGTTGGATTATGGAACACATATTATTATAGTTGAAATAGATGAATATCAACACAAAGATTACGATAGTACATGTGAAAATAAACGTATTATGGAAATTTCGCAAGATTTACAACATCGATCCATAACATTTATCAGATTCAATCCAGATTCATATAAAAATTCAGAAGGCAAAACAATAACTTCGTGTTGGAGAACAAACAAATTGGGTATTTATACGGTGTCAAAATCAAAAGAATTAGAATGGAAGCAAAGAATGAATATACTTTTTGAAAAAATACAATATTGTGTAAACAATCCAAGTAGTAAAACAATAGATATTATCGAATTATTTTATTCATAATTGACAGTTTTTGTATAATAACTTCTACAACCTTCCTTATACAATGATGTTTATCGAGTCGAGTCTTCAACATTATAATCCACGTTCTATAAATATTGTAGAGTGTAAATAAAACTAAGAATCACAATATTTTATATTATGTCTTGTCCACAGTGAACACGTAAACGTATTTGTATCGAATGTTACGGACCTGGAATATATATATAGATAAAAACGAAAATAAATTTTATTTGTCTAATATATTTATATAACAATAGTATTTATAAGATAAATATGAATAAACTACCTGAAAGTTATACTTCAATGATACTATCTGAAAGCGATAGTAAAAATAGACTACCTGTAAGTGATAGTGAGATGGGACTATCTGGAAGTGATAGTGAGATGGGACTATCTGGAAGTGATAGTAAAATGGTACTACCTGTAAGTGATACTGAAAACAATGGAATTAATAACAGAAGAACAGTGAACAATATAAGATTGCTATTGAAATTATTAAGAAAAAGAGAAAAATTACAAAAACAACAACAAGAAGAAAAAGATTTAGAATCAATGTTAAAAAAAAAACCAAGATCAATGTCAAACGAAAAATCAGAATCAAAACAATCAATGTCAAACGAAAAATCAGAATCAAAACAATCAATGTCAAACGAAAAATCAGAATCAACATCACTAACGTTTTTTGATTCGAATTCAATAAGCCCATTGTCTCTTGAATCAAGATTAAACCGACCAACTACAGATTCTAGAATACCAGACCCTGCGGAAATAGCTGTTGAAGCATTAATGAAAAATCTAATAGAGCAACCTTTTCCAGTATTTGATACTGATTTCACTTTAAATCTAGGATATCAAAGAACAGAATCTTTAAAAAAACAAATTGAAAATTTAGATGAAGGTAATAAACAAAAATATCGTGAAATAGTTATGAAATATGAATTTTTATTTGATTACATTGATTTAGTACATGATTTCAAAGAATGTATTGACTATTTGGCATTTTTTTTAAAACAGCATGAAAATATAGAAAAAAAATTTACAGATGATTTCGTAAAAAAATTATGTAGTGTACGAGGAATAAAAGGTTATATTAAAGTTAAAGAATCATATGAATTACAAAAAGATATATTAGAAGAGTTTATACAGGAATTAAAAAAGTTAGGATTGATTATTTCTGAATTTAATAGAGATTATACCCCATTATTATTAGATAATATTAAAGATAATTTAGATGGTAAAACATGTTATACAGAATCAGGTAGGCTTCTAAAAAATGGTGTAGTACACGTAAAAAAAAATGATATTGCAGTTGTAGATGGTTGTCAAGTAGGAACTTGTAATAATGATGATGTAAGACAGGATCTAGAAGCATGGAGATATAGATTACTCGGGTTTATTGATTGTATTATTACACCGCAACCACAAAGCGTTGGAGATAGACAAGATAGAAAAACTATAATTGAATTAACAATGAACGACGATAATACAAAATTGAGTGTTGAAATTAATGGTTCAATTTCATTGAATAATGTTTTGTTGTTTTTACCAGAATTACAAAAAAGAGCAAGTAGAGGAAGTGGTAATGTTACAAATAAAATAAAAACACTTGAATTAAAAGATGCAAAAGGTAAAAATCATATGCTTGCTCATTATGAACCTGAAGACATTGCAAGGATTATAGAAAACAAGCCTAAATTTAAAATTTTATTTATAATGCTTAAAACTATATGTGATAAAACTTTTTTATCATTATTAAATGGATCAGAACCACATATTGATATGGTAGTTACAACTGATAGTTATCTTATGCTTTTACCATTTATTGCGCTTTTGAGTAATAACATTCCTTATTGTCCCGTTGTATATTTATCAAATCCAATAGGATTCAATATTTTTTCTTATGACATGAATTATCAAACTCCACAACAAGAATTAGTATATAAAGAAAAATATAGGCAATTGTATTTTTGGTGTCAATTTTTTAATATCAAGTTCGAACATGATTTTTTTGAAATATTTGAAACGCAATATTTAACATTTTTAAAATATTTTAAGGCTACTGATATATTTTTTGGTATTATAAAAGAAACGGTAAAATATTATGAAAATGATAATGATGAAATTTATGAAAATATTTGGGATTATTTACAAGCAAAATATGTTTTAAATTTAAAACAAAAATTCAAAAAAAAAAAAAAATCTTTGAAAAGTGAAATTTTAAATATCGTAGAAAAAATGAATCGTGGTGGTGAAGATATTAGAAATTTATTATTGAGTGTTCCTAAAACGTTGAATATGAATGATGAATTATTTGGGTTTTTACAACAATCAAACATTTACAAACCTATTTCTGAATATGAATTATTACAACGTATATATGAAGAAGTTTTTAAAAAAGCAATGGGAACATCAGAAACTGCTAAAAAAATACTTGACAAATTGAGTCAACCTGGTAATATAGATTTATTAGATGTTGAAGAACGTAAAATAGTAAGAGATATAACGGAACTTATTAGTAATGATAACGCACCTGGGTATTCACAAGTAAGAAGAGATGTAAAAACCGATAATGTTAATATTTATCGTTGTATTGATGTATGGATAACACAAAAAACTACTAGTAGACTTGAAAAACAAAATCTTTCTTTTAAACCTAATATTATTCGCAATTGTATTACTATTGATGATAATTATTTGAAAATTAAATTAAAAAACAAAAAATTATACGACAAATTAGAAAATAATATGAAAAAAGATGATGAACTTGAAGGTGTATATTTTAGAACCGAGACTACATATACAAGAGATAAAGAATATGAAAGTTTTTATATCTTTATACCAAAAAATATTGAATTTTTGATTGATTTTTTAAAATTTTTACAAATAGAAATACCAGATAAAGGAGATTTTGATGATTATTTAAGACATATATATGGTTTAATATACGAAATAGATAATTTTTTTAATGCAAAAAATTTACAAAAATTAACTCAATTACTTAGACTTAATCCTCAATTACATACACTTAATCATAAACGTTCACTATCAAAAGAAGGAGGAAATAAAACGAGAAAAAACAAAAAAACGAGAAAAACGAGAAAAACGAGAAAAAATAATAAAACAAGAAAAAATAATAAAACAAGAAAAAATAATAAAACAAGAAAAAATAAAACCTTTTATTATTTGTAAGAATGTTTTTAGAATGGGTAACCATTATAACCGTAAAAAGTTATAATTGTGAAATATCCTAAAGGTTTTCGGTGAGTTTTTACTCCACCAGAATGAAAAAAATATTTTTTTAGTAATTTTTGTCATATTTTTATTTTCGGTTGGTAATATATAATGTCATCCGTAACTCCAAATTATTCATTCAATCCAGCTTATTTAGGTGTGTCTATGGTATCTCGTGGTAAACTAGGACCATTAAAAAAACTTATGAAACCAGTATTTACAGATAATTCTATGGTTTATTACAAACAAGGTAGTTTGGCAGCAGGAGGTATTGGAACTGTTCGAAATTCTAATATGAAAGCAAAAAAAACATAGTTATGTATGGATGAGACATTCAATCATTTTTTTCGCCTAAAACCATATTTGATTCAATAAATTTACGTAAATATTCTTCGTGAAAAACCTCTTTTTTCCCTTCATGTTTTTTATAAAAAATATATTCTTCATCGCTTTTTTTAACAGTCCATCCTTTATCTAATGCATTCATAATAAAACACATTTTTTGAAAATATATTCGTTCTAATTTGACAGAAGAAGATGCAACTAATTGTTCCATAAGAATGAGAACCAACAATATACTAGAACAAATGATTATAAAAAATCATTTTTTCCGACAATACCATATAAAATTAAAATTTCATGTATAATATAACAAAAAATAAAAATGGAATCAAATTCAACTAAAAATCAAATAAAAAGACGTGATCCTGCATCTCATACTATAGATAAAAAACATTCAGAAAAATTGGAACATTTTCATCGAATAGAAAAAGAGATTATACCCAAATTAAAAGAAGAAATTGAAATTATTAAAGAAGAACTAATAAATTCAACTACAAATAAAAAAAATACTACGGAGAATCATCTAGAAAAACAGGATAAAATAAAAGTTTTGAAATCGAAAGTAAGAGATTTAAAACAAGAAAAAAGGAAATATTTTTTAGATAATTCCCTTTATATTTTCAATTACTTTGAAGAAAAAAAACAAATATCTTCTGGTGAAAAACAGAATGTGAATGTACTCAATTCTTTTTTCAAAATAAAAACGAATGTAAACGATGTTAGTATGGAAAAAATTAACAAAATTAAACAAAATGTCAACAAATATTGGAAAAACGTGGATAATGAAATTACAAATATCAAAGATTTTGTAATATCTACTGATATTTGTCAATCATGTAATCGTGGAGAGCTTATTCCTCAAGATGAAGAAGGAATTCTTATATGTAATAACTCTCAATGTGGAAAATTCATCACGTATATTGTTGATAGCTCAAAACCATCAAATAAAGAACCACCTAATGAAGTTTCATACACGGCATATATCCGTCTGAATCATTTCAAAGAGATACTCTCACAATTTCAAGCAAAAGAAACAACTCAAATTCCCGAATCTGTTATTGATGATATTCGAAATCGTATCAAAAAAGAACGTATCAAAGATTACGCACAAGAAATTAATTATGATAAAATGCGTGAAATTTTACGTAAATTGGGCTATAATAAATATTTTGAACATATTCAATATATTAATTCTATTTTTGGTATTCGACCACCTATTATGAGCGATGAACTTCACGAAACATTATGTGTTCTTTTCATAGAGATTCAAAAACCATGGGCCGTACATTGTCCAGCAAACCGTACTAATTTTTTCAATTATACATATACACTTTATCAATTATGTGTATTGTTAGATCAAACACAATATTTACCTTATATTCCTATGATGAAAGATCGTGAAAAACAATTAGAACAAGATATGATATGGAAAAAAGTATGTGCGGATTTGGATTGGTGTTATTATGCGACTGTATAAAGAACTGTCAATATTTTAAATGTTCAATGGTCTAAATTTTCATCATAGAATAAATGGATTGTTTCGATCATTTTTTCTGTTTTATTTTCTGACCAATATCTTATTTGTTCATACAATGTATTCAAACGTTTTTGCCATAATTTTTGTTTTTTTGGATTAATTACAAACAATCCTGTTTTGTTTGTATGCCATTCTGATCCTACTTTTTTTCCATCTTTCTCTATATAATTGTCAGGATTGAAACGAATAAATACGATGGGCTCGAACTGTTCTTTAAATTATTCACAAATATTAAATTTTTATTTTTATTATTTTATTATTTATATATTGATATAAAGATTAACTTATGTAGTATATTGGGGTGGGAGTAGTTTGTAAGTTCTATAATGAATACCTTTTATAACGGAATAATAATCCTGCATGCGATTAAGGAAGTGGGTCGCTGAATTC